GCGGCGACTACATCTGGCAGCCCTCGACCCAGGCCGGCAATCCGTCGGTGCTGCTCGGCTACAACGTGGCCGAGGCCGAGGACATGCCGGCGGTCGGTGCCGATTCGCTGTCGATCGCGTTCGGCAATTTCGGCAGCGGGTACATGGTCGTCGACCGGCTCGGCCTGTCGGTGCTGCGTGATCCCTTCTCGAACAACCCCTACATCACCTTCCACGCGACCCGTCGTGTGGGCGGCGGCGTCGTCGACTTCGACGCGATCAAGTTCCTGAAGTTCTCGGCGTAAAGGAGACGACGACATCATGCGCGATTCACTGAACCAGACGAAGGTCACATCGGCGTTCAACTACGCTGATCGGTCGGCCACGGCGAACGGCACAAACATCATCGACATGCAGGGCTTCGACGCCTGCACGTTCGTGGTGCAGGTGGCCGCCGTCACCACGGCCGACGGCAGCAACTATTTCACGCTGACGATTCAGGCCGGTGACGCATCGGATCTGAGCGACGGGGCGACGGTCACGGCGGCGACTGGGCTGCTCGGCAGCAACATCGTCATCGACGCGACCGGCGATGCCAACAAGGTCGGCCTGATGGGCTACGCGGGCGGCAAGCGCTACGCGCGCCTGGTGGCCACCGAAACCGGCACTGCGGTCGCGGCGTTCTCGGCCGTGGCCGTGCAGCAGCTGCCGCACGTCGCCCCGACCGGCGACAGCACGCTGGCCTAGTCACACACTGCCGGGGCTGCTGTCATGACGGCAGCGGCCCCGCAGACTTTTCGCGAGGCCCGACATGGTGCGACTGCTGACCGAGATCCGACTGTCTGACTTCGGCCGACTGGCCGCGGGCGAAGTCTGCGCGCTGCCGGCTGGCCTCGAGGCCGCGCTGATCGCGCAGGGAGCCGCGGAGCGCGTCACAGAGACGCGGCAGGCCCCGTATCAGCAGGCCATCGTCGCCGCCCCGCAGCGCAAGCGGCGGGTGCCTGAGGTGGCGGCATGAGCTGGCGACGACAGCCGATCGGGTCGCTGGTGACGGGCCCGGCGGTCGAGCCGCTCACGCTGTCGGAGTGCAAGCAGTTTCTGCGCGTCGACCACGCCAGCGATGACACGCTGATCTCGGCCATGCAGGTGTCGGCGCGCGAATGGGTGGAAACCTACACGCGACGGGCCCTCTGCACGCAGACGCTCGATTTCCGGTATGCGGGCTGGCCGATCATCGGGGATGCGCTGGTGGTGCCATATGCTCCGCTGCAGTCGATCACCTCGATCAGCTACATCGACGAAGACCAGTCGACGCAGACGCTGGCGGCCAGCCAGTATGTCGTGCGCGCGCAGGCCGGCCCGAGGGCGGGCCGCGGCACGATTGAAATTGCGGACGGCGTCACGCTGCCGACCCTGTCGACGCAACCCGATCGCCCCGTCACGGTGCGCGCGGTCGTGGGCTACGGCTCGGCCCCGCAGGTGCCTGACGGCATCAAGTCGGCGATCTATCTGCTGCTGGGCGACCTGTATGAGCAGCGGCAGGAAACCATCACGGGTACGATCGTGCAGGGCACACGCTTTACGGTCGAGCGGCTGCTCGGCCCCTATCGGCTGATCGAGGCGGCATGACAGCGATCGGCCAGATGCGGCACCGTGTAGCGATCGCCAACCCGACGCGCACGGCAGACGGCGACGGCGGCTATACGGATGCCTGGGTGGCGGCGAGCCCGTCGCCGGTGTGGGCGCGGATCGACGTGGCGACGGCCAGCAACATCGAGCGGCTGGTGGGCAATACCATCGAGGCCCCGATCTCGCACATCGTGACGATGCGCTGGCACGCCGGCGTCGGCACGCGCAGCCGCCTGACGTATGACGGGCGCACGTTCAATGTGCGCGGGCTGCAGAACATTCAAGAGCGCGACAAGTGGCTGGTGCTGGCGTGCGAGGAGCGGGTCTGATGGCGACGACCACGCTGGAGCTGCAGGGCCTCGACGATCTCAAGAAGCTGGTGGCCGGCTTCGCTGAGGCCTGCACGGACGACGGGCAGCGGCTGGCCGACGAGGCCGCGACGCGCGCGGTCGAGGAGGTCAAAGCGGCGTATCCGCAGGGGCCGACGGGCAACCTTCGGAAGGGCGTGCGCATCGTGCGCGTCAAGGGCGACGGGCATCGCGTGCTGTCGATCGTGAAAAGCACGGCTCCGCACGCGCACCTCTACGAGTACGGCACACGCCGACAGCCGGCCCGGCCGGTCATGGGCGAAGTCGCGGCCCGCGTGCGCCGTGACTTCTACGCCGACCTGCTGCGGATGGTCGAGCGCGTGACCGGCGCGACCATCACGGGGGGCACCATTGGCCAGTAGCCAGGCGGTCGACACGGCACTGATCGCCAAGCTGACCGGCGATGCGACGCTGATGGCTGCGGCCCCCGGCGGCGTGTATCGGGAGGTGGCCCCGCAGGGCGTGGCCGAGCCGTTTATCATCGTGCAGCAGATGACGCACGAAGACCAGTATCTGCTGCGCCGGCAGGAAGCGTTCGAGTCGTTCCTGTATCTGGTCAAGGCGGTGCAGCAGAGCATGACCGCGGCGGCCGTGCAGACCTGCGCGGATCGGATTCACGTGCTGCTGCAGAATGGCACGATGTCACCGACCGGCTACACGCTGACGCTGATGCAGCGCGAGGAGCGGATCGCCACGGTCGAGATCGACGAAGACCGGGATCTGCGGTATCAGCATCGCGGCGGCCTGTATCGCGTGATCGTGGAGCCGACGGCATGAAGATCCTGGTCTGCCATCCGGGCGCGTCGTGGGCCACGCACGACGTCTATACGGCGGTCGTGGAAGGCCTGCGGGCGCATGGCGCGCAGGTGGTCGAATGGCGGCTGGATGGGCGCATCGAGCGATGGCACAGCTTTCTGCACTACCTCTGGCGCAAGCAGCGACGCGAGAAGCAGGGCCAGCACTGGCCGAAGCCGTCGGCTGCCGACACGTTGCACATGGCGACGACGGGCCTGATCGAGCGGGCGCTGGAGAAGCACTGCACCGATCTGGTCGTGGTGTCGGCGATGTTCCTGCCGCCTGAGAAGATCGCGCTGGCGAAGCGGGCCGGGCTGCGCGTCTGGATGCTCTGCACCGAGACGCCCTATGACATCGACGACGAGCTGCGGCTGGCGGCTCTGGTCGACGGCGTCTGGACGCACGAGCGCGCGGCCCTCGAGGCGTTCCGCGCGGCCAACCCGCGGACGGCCTACCTGCCGCATGCCTGGCGGCCGGGCGTGCATGACGTCGCGACGGCGGCCCCCGTGCAGCCGTGTGACGTGCTGTTCTGCGGCAGTTACTTCGCGGAGCGGATCGCCTGGTTCGAGGCGATCGACTGGACGGGGATCGACCTGCACTTGCACGGCACGACTGAGCTGATCCCCAAGTCGAGCCCGCTGCAGGCCTACATCAAGGGCGGGCTGGTGCCCAATGCGGAGCTGGTGCGGCTGGCGAAAACGGCGGCCGTGACGATCAACTTTTTCCGGACGCCACGCGCGGGCCATGTGGCAGAATCAGTGAACCCGCGAATCGTCGAGATGACCGCTGCCGGCTGCTGTGTGATCACGGATCACCGGGCAGAGGTGGCCGAATGGTTCGGCGCATCGGTGCCGACGTTCACGACGCCCGCGGAGGCCGGCGCCCTGATTCGGGCGCTGCTGGCTGATCCGCTGAGGCGTCAGGCGTGTGCGACGCAGGCGCGGGCCAGGGTGGCCGGGGCCAACTGGCACGCACGCGCGCAGCAGATGATGACGGATTTAGCGCGCTGGACGCGCGGAGGAGAGTAACCATGCCGAAGTACCACGGACGCGGGGGCGTCCTGTATCTGGCCGCGACGAATGCCGGTGCGGCGTCGTCGGTGGCGAACCTGACGCAGTGGACGATCAACATCGAGCAGGCCACGGCCGACGTGACCAGCCTGGGCGACAGCTGGTCGACGTTTGTGATGGGGATCAAGTCGGCGAATGCCAGCTTCAGCGGTTTTTTTGCAGACGATGCGGATGTTCCCTTCGATGCGTTCGATCAGGCGCAGGCCAGCGGCACGGTCGCGTGCTACCTGTACCCGTCGGCCAGCGCCCCGACGAAGTACTGGGCCGGGCAGGCGTGGCCGACGTCGGTGACGGTCGAGGATAGCGTCGGCGGGGCGGTCAGCATCAGCGGCAACCTCGTGTTCAACGGCGCAGTGACGCGCGCGTAGGACAACACATGATGCAGGTGCGAGGCGTCACGGGTGAGCTGCGGTGGGCGTATCTGCCCGCCTGTGTGTTCGGCCCGTGGCGTCTCCACACGCATCCGACCGGCGCGACCCTCGAGGCCGAGCTGGTCACGCAGGATGCCTACCGCATGGGGCAGGAGCCGCTGACGGCCCTGCTGCACGTGGGACGGCAGACCCTGATCTATCCGGTAGAAGGCATGACCGTGAACGGCTCGCAGCTGTCGGTGACGCTGGGGCCACAACAGCAGAAGGGGCGACGATGACACGCAAGAAGCCGCAGAGTATCCGATGGTTTGTCACGCCGGCGACGGTCGATCTCGACCTGGGCGACGGCTACACGGTGACAGTCAAGCGCGAGCTGACCGTGGGCGAGTCGATGGCGGTGCAGCAGTCGCTGGTCAAGAGCGTGCGCGCCAATGGCACGGTCGAGCCCGATCTGGCGGCCATCTGGAAGGCAAACACGGTGGCCTACATCGTCGACTGGAACCTAACGGACGGCGGCGGGCGCGTCGTGCCCTTCACGCCGGCGGCGGTCGACAGTCTGGCGAAGCCGGCCTGGGATCGCATCGAGGCGGCGGTGCGGGCACACATCGAGGCGCAGGAGGCGTCGCGCGGGGAAAACCCTATCGTGACTACATCCGCGCCGGGCTCGGCATCTGCCGACTGATGCGCTGGACGTGGCAGGACTTCGAGGCCCTGCCGCTGACGGTTTATGACGTGCTGGTCGAGCAGCTGCGCGACGAGCAAAACGAACGATCACCGGGGGGCCGCCTGTGGCAGTCGTAGCGACATTCCGAGCTGACTTCAGCGACTTCATGGCGAAGGCCCAAGCCGCGCAGGGATCGCTCGACAAGATCGGCCAGGCGGCCGGCGTGACGGCCAGCACGGTCACGCGCGTCGGGAATTCCTTCAGCGGCGAGCGCATCATCCGCGAGGCGACGGCGGCCGCGCTGGCGGTGCAGGAGATCGGCGGGGCGTCGAAGCTGACCGAGGCCGAGATGGCGCGCGTGAATCGCACGACCGGCGAGGCCATTGCCAAGATGCGCGCGCTGGGCGTGGAGGCGCCGGCCGAGATCGTCAAGCTGAACGACGCGACGAAGACGACCGAAGGCCTGTTCGCGGCCCTGCCCGGCCCGATCAAGGCGGTTGGGGCGTCGCTGATGACCGCGCTGGGCCCGATCGCCATCGCTGGCACGATCGTCGCGGCCGGGAAAAAGCTGCTCGACCTGACAGGCAATCTCACGGATCTGTCGGCCAAAACCGGAATCAGCACGACGGCGCTGCAGACGCTCGGGTATGTGACGGAGCAGTCGGGCGTCAGCCTCGACCAGGTCAGCGCGAGTGTGACCAAGATGTCGAAGGCGCTGGTGAGCGGCGACAAGAGCGCGGTCGCGGGCCTGCAGGCGTTGAATCTATCGACGGCCGACCTGCTGAAGATGTCGCCCGATCAGGCTTTCACCACGATCGGCGACGCCATCGCGCAGATTCAGAACCCGATGGAGCGCAGCACGATCGCACTCAAAATCTTCGGCAAGTCTGGCGCGGAGCTGCTGCCGGCGTTCACGGGGAACCTGGCCGAGCTGGCCAAGCAGGCCGAAACCAGCGGTGCGATCCTCAGCGAAGAGACGGTGGCCGGTGGCGACGCGGCCGGCGATGCCCTCGGCCGCCTGGCGAATGCCGGGCTCGGCCTGATCGGGCAGGTGCTGGGGCCGCTGGCCCCGGCGATCGAGCTGCTGGCCGACCTGCTGGGCCGCGTGCTGGGGCAGGCCGCGCAGTACGTGGCGAAGGGCTTCGACTTCCTGCGGGCGAACCTGCTGGCGTGGAAGGCGACCGTGCTGGAGGGCGTGGCGGCCATCGGCGAGATGGCGCAGAAGGTGCCCTTCCTGGCCGACAAGCTGGGCATCACGACCGAGGCGATCGCGTCGATGCGACAGTCGGCCGCGGAGGCGCGGCAGGCGATCGCGGACATGGGCAAGAAGGCCGTCGAACCAACCACGGCCGCGGTCGCGGCGGCGGCCCCGATCGTCGGCGACTACAGCCAGAAGGTCGAGAAGGTCGCGACGGTCAAGAAGGCCGCGAAGGATGCAACAGATACGTTCGCCAAGTCGGTCAAGTCGCTGGCCGGCAACTTCGTCGAGCTGAAGCCGACGGTCGACGATGCCGGCGTCTCGCTGCAGAACATCGCGCGCGGGCTCGAGGCCGACGGCACGCTGCTCTACACGTCGATCAACGAATCGGCGAAGGCCTCAGCGGCCGCGAAGAAGGCGACCGAGGAATGGGCGATGGCTAACGGGGCGGTGCTGGCTCCGTCGATCACGGGCCTCAGCGGCGTGCTGCAGGAGAGCGGCGCTAAGAGCGTGTCCATGTTCGCGGGCCTGATGCAGGGCGTGCCGCAGTCGATCCTGTCGGCCATCCAGGGCGGCGGCTCGGTGATCGGCGCGGCGGGCACGACGATCGGCAATAACCTCATGGCGTCGTTTACAACGAAGTTCGGGCCGGCGATCACGGCCGCGCTGCCCTTCGGCATCGGTGCGGCGGTGACGGCGCTGCTGCCCAGCCTGGGGTCGCTGTTCGGGCCCGTCGCGGAGAAGATCGGCTCGTTTTTTAAGAACATCTTCGGGGGCCCATCGCAGGAGGAGCTGCGCGGACGGCAGGCGGTGGCCGACTTTGAAAAGCAGCTGGCCGGCCTGCTGACGCAGACGCAGAAGAACGAGGCCGGCAACGAGTCGTGGAAGATGACCGTGATCGCCATCCGCGACGCCTATATCGCGATGGGCCGCACGGAGCAGGAAGCGCTGCGCGATGCCGAGCGGCTGTGGCAGTCGAGCAAGCAGGGCGCGCAGGCCAGCGCAGCGGTCATCGCCGAGATTGAAGCGAAGATGAAGTCGCAGGGGCAGGCGGCGGTCGACGCGGTCGAGCGCGTCAGTTCGGCGCTAGACGACCTGCCGCGCGAGATCGACATCACGATCAACACACAGCAGGAGGACGACCCGACCCGTATGGGCGACGGCTACGCGCGCGGGACGAAGGCGCGCACCGGCAGCTGGTTCCGCAACTTCGGCGGCGGGACGGCGACCATGCTGCACGGCGACGAGGCGGTCGTGCCACGTGGCCAGGCGGGCGCATTCGCGGAGGCAATGGGCGTGGGCGGGATGTCGGACGCGGTCGCGGCTGAGGTGGCCGGGCTGCGGGCCGACTTTGCGATGCTGCCCCATATGATCGGCCGCGCCGTGCGCGATGCCGTGCTGGTGGCGGGGTAACTGTGCCCAACGTCACGCCGAAGGTCGAGTTCGAGCTGCAGGGGCGCGGCAACGGCTGGACGGACGTCACGGCCGATGTGCTGAGCCCGATCCGCATCAGCTACGGCATCCAAGGCGCCGGGCCGACCGACCGCACCGCAAGCGCGGGCACGTGTCGGCTCGAGCTCAACAACAGCGCACAGAACAGCGGCCAGCGCCTCGGCTACTATTCGCCCGGCAATGGCAACGCGCGGCCGGGGTTTGCGCTGGGCGTTCGCGTGCGCGTGCAGTTCCAAGACCCGGCGACGACCACGTGGCACGTCAAGCACATCGGCAGCATTGCCACGGTGACGCCACAGCCCGGCAGCTACGGGCCCCGTCGCGTGATCATTGAGTCGACAGACTGGATGGACGAGGCTGCACGCGCGACCGTGGCCGGCCTGACCACGCAGATCAACAAACGCAGCGATGAGATTATCAACCTGCTGATCGGCAATGTGCCTCGCGCGCCAGAGGCTGACAGTATCGCCATCGGTGCGGACACGTATGCCTACGCGCTGGATACGGCGCGCGACGACCGGGCCAACCCGGTGCTGCAGGAGATCGCGCGCGTCACGCTGTCGGAGCTGGGCTACTGCTACCAGAAGGGCGACGGCACGGTCGTCTTTGAAGCGCGGTTCGATCGCACGAATACCGTGGATGCGGTCACGATGCAGGACGACATGCAGGCGCTGCAGGTGACGAGCAGTCGGGATGAGCTGCTGACGCGCGTGCAGGTGGTCACGCATCCGCGCACGGTCGACAGCGCGGCTGTCGTGCTGTATCGGCTGCAGACAGTGACCGAGGTGCCGGTGGATGGCAGCATCACGCTGCTGGGCCCCTACACTGATCCGAACAATCGGGCCTCGCGCGTCGGCGGGACGCAGATGGTCACGCCCGCGGCGACGACCGACTATCTGATGAATAGCGCGGCTGATGGCACGGGCGCGAATCTCACCGCATCAATGGCGGTGACGGCTAGCCTCGGCGGTAATGGCGTGCGGTGGGAGATCACGAACAACTCGGGCCAGGTCGCCTACATCACGAAGCTGCAGGTGCGAGGGAAAGGCGTCTATGACTTCGAGACGACGGTGGCCGAGGCCGAAGACGCGGCCCTGTCGGCTGAGTTCGGCGAGCAGGTGGCCGTGATTGATCTGCCGTATCAATCCGACCCGGCGGTCGGTCATGCCACGGCCGATTATCTGCTGGGCCTGTATGGGCCGCAGGAGATCGGGATCTGGGCGCTGGGCACGGCCGGCAGCAGCGAGCTCGGCGTGACGACGCAACTGTCGTATTTCAATCGGTCCAGCGTGGGCAGTGTGCGCGTCGCGCCACGCACGCCGGCACTACAGACGCAGATTCTGGCTCGTGATGTGGGCGATCGTATTGGCCTCGAGGAAACCGTGACAGGTGTGGCTGCCAGTTTCTATATTCAGGCGGTGCAGCTGGACGTGACCGCGCCGGGCACGCCGGTCGTCACGTGGACACTGGCCCCGGCCGACACACAGGCCTATTGGGCGCTGGGCGACGCGGGATATTCAGAGCTGGGTAACACGACCTGGCTGGCATTCAGCTAAGAGGAGCAGATCATCATGGCGACATATACAGCCCCTACCACACGCACGACTGGCGCGCTGATCTCGGCAAGTATCTGGAATACCGACATCGTCGAGAATCTCAAGTACTTCAAGGATGCGCCGGTATTTGATGGCGACGTCTCTGTCGGGGACGACCTGCTGCTGCCGTCGACCGGCGCAGTGATCAACTTCGCCAGCGGCGACGTGACGATCACCCACAGCACGAACACGTTGACCTTCGCCGGGGCCAGCAGCGGCTATGCCTTTCAGAGCGGCCTGCTCTCGTCTGCGGAGGGCCTAGCCATTGGCTCAACAAAACGATTTTATTTTGACGGCGTGGCGGGGACGGGCAACACATATGAGGAGGAGTCGGCGGCAGACGTGTATCAGCTCGTCGTGGGCGGCGCGACGAAACTGCGGGCCGCGCAGACGGGCATCTCGGTCAGCACGTCGGCAACGACGATCATCCCCGATGCTGGCGGGCTTGGATCGTTTGTGCTCGTGAACGGCAACGACGGCTCCAATCGCTTCTGCGATCTGGTGCTTGCCTCCACCTCGACGGCGCCGACAGTCGTCTCGTCGTATACGTCGCTCGGCAGTCCAGCGGCCCGCACATATACGCGGTCGAGCGATGCGCTACAACTGGCGATGGCGAGCGGGACATACGCCATCCACACGGTCAAACTGGGATCATAGGCCGCGCTGAAGCCGCGGATTCACTGAGGAGACAGACATGGCCATCACAGGCAACTGGATCACCGCACACATTCAGGTCAGCGCAGACGGCACCATCCATTTCTCGGCAGGCGTCGATCTGGTCGATGACGCCCTCGGGCAGGTGGGCCATCGCGCCCTGACCGCGCCACCCGAGGCGGCGGCACAGTTCGCGGCTACGCTGCGCCCGTTCATGCAAGCGCTACTGCCCCAGATGTCGGCGTTCGCCGGGATGCCGGTGACGCTGGCACAGCCCGCTCAGCCCGCACCGGACACGGGGGCCGACGATGCCACGGCCTGATGACGATCTCTTCTGGCAGCTCCTGGACGAACGGCACAATCAGCTGGTGGCACTGCTGACGGAGCTACGCGACAAGGTGGCTGTGCAGAACGGGCGCGTGGCGACACTCGAGCGCAAGGTGGCGATCCTCGAGGACCGCAGCCCCGGCCGCGTGGGCATGCTGGCCGGCGGCACGGTGGCCGGTGCCGTCGTCGTGCTGGTCACGCTGATTCAGTGGTGGGCCGACCGATGATGACCGACGAGATCCTCGACGAGGTGCTGCGGCGCGAGGGCGGCTATGTGGACCATCCGCACGACCGGGGCGGGCCGACGCATTACGGCATCACGCGCGCGACGCTGGCGGGCTGGCGCAAGGCCCCGGTGACGGCTGAAGACGTGCAGCGGCTGACGGAGGCCGAGGCGCGGGCGATCTATCAGCGGCAGTATGTCGAGGCCCCCGGCTTCGACCAGATCGTCGACCCGCGGCTGCGGGCGCTGCTGGTCGACTACGGTGTGCATAGTGGCCCCCGACGGGCGATCATGGACCTGCAGCGGGCGGCCGGCGTGACGGTCGACGGGACGATCGGGCCGCAGACGCTGGCGGCGGTGGCGGTGCAGGGCGCGGATGCGCTGCGGCGGTCGGTGCTGCAGGCGCGGGGCCGGCATCTGGCCCGGCTGCTCAGTGACCCGTCGCAGCGTGTCTTCGCGGGCGGCTGGCTGAATCGGCTCATGGAGTTTGTCTGACATGGCGCAAGCGGTCGAAGGTTCGATGTTGATTCACGCGGCCGGCATCACGTCGATCGCACTCAAGGGGGCGGCAGTGGGGGGAATTCAAACGACGATCCATGTAGACTACGGGTGCGACGTGAGCCTGGCGTTTACCAGCTACACCGACACGACCGAGACGACGATCCGCGAGATCACCGGCTGGGGCTTGTCCTGGATGCTGAAGGACGATCTCAGCGACCCGGACGCGGCGGCGGTGCTGACGAAGACGACCGGCAGCGGGATCGTGATCAGCGGCCACTACCATCAGAACCCGAACAGCAACACGCAGCGGGCCACGGTCAGCCTGAGCGCGGCGGACACGAGCATTGCCCAGCGGTCCTACTGGTGGGAGCTCAAGCGGACGGATAGCGGCAGCGAGACGCGGCTGGCCTATGGCCTGCTGGCGGTCGGGCCGACGGTGCATCTGAATTAACCGGCCGCAGGGCCGAGAAGGGACAGCGACATGGACGGAAAGCACTACTGGCAGATCAAGGCCGTCGAGCTCGAGGGCGTCGTGCTGAGGCGCGGGCTGGAAACGGAGTGGGGCAAGTATCAGGCCAAGCGGCGCGCGGTCTACGAGGCCGCCGGGCTCGACGCGGCCGTCGCGTATCAGATGGACGATGCCGCCGAGACGATGACGCCGGCCACGCAGGAGGGCGACCATGCAGCCACGGTCTGATGTGGTGGCGGCGGTGCGGACCAAGTTCGGCCCGCTGATGACCGACGATGAGTGCGGCCTGCTGACGAACGAAGCGGCCTACCGGCTGGCGCAGACCGATCCAGCGTGGGGCGTCTCGGCCAAGCCGCAGGGCAAGGCGTCGACGCTGCCGAATGGCGCACGCATCGCCCACGACATCCTGCACTACCGCACGACCAATACCTTGATCGACATCCTGCAGGCGGCTGGCGCGGAGTCTCGGCCGCAGTGGGCCGAGGTGCCGTATCACGGCGATCCGTCTGGCCGGCCGTGGCTGCCGGCGGTCGACCCGGCGACGTTCGCCCCGACGCCCGTACCAGGCCCGGCGTCCCCACCGGTGCCGGCCGGACCCACGCTGGCAGACGTGCTGGCCCGTGTCGAGGCCCTGGCGCAGCGGCTGGACCTGCTGGCGCATAACTCGACCCTGACGGCTGAGGGCATGCAGCGGCTCGAGGCCGCGCTGGCCGCGGGGATCCCGCTGCGGCTGCGCGCCAAGCTGATCGGCGACGTCGTGGGCACGGTCGGGGGCCCGCAGCGGTGACGGTGCCGCCGTCGGATGTGGGCTACTGGCAGCGCGTGAAGGACTACGCGCGGCAGCTGGGCGGCGACGGCTGCTCCGGGCCGACGCTGCAGATCCATCGATCCTGCTGCGACGAGCACGACATTCATTATCGGACGGGCCTGCGGCTGGACGGCCGGCCGATCACGCGCGCAGAGGCCGATGCCGAGTTCAGGCGCTGTATGCAGGAGCGATCGCCGGGCGGCCGGTGGAACCCGCTGCCGTGGTGGCGCTGGGTAGCTGTGCGCGCGGCCGGCTGGCTGCACTGGAAAGGATGAGCCAATGAGTGACCATTCTGCGATTCGTATGCCCGGCTGGCTGCGCGATGCGGCCGGGGCCCCGCCCCCGCTGGGGCCGACCAGCACGACCGGCGGCCCGACGCCCCCGCCGAAGCGGCCCGGCTGGAAGGCCCTGCTGCGCTGGCTGGCCGAGCGCCTGCTGGCCGACCGATGACCAGCGTGCAGTGTGGCTGCGGGCGTCTGGTGCAGATGGCTCGCGGCGGGTATGTCTGGTGCCCCTGCGGGCGCGCGTATGTCGGGATTGGAGGCGCGGCATGTCTGGATGGTTCCTGGCCTTTGTGGGCGTCGTCGTGGTCGCCTATGTGCTGCTGATCGGCGGGGCGCTGTATTGGCTGCCGTATGATCCCGAGGACTACCGGAGGCCCCGGTAGTGGCGCAGGCACGGCGCACAGACGAGCTGCTGTGGGCGGCGGTGAAACTGGTACGCAAGCATGGCGGCAATGTGAGCGTGGCCAGTCGCAACAGCGAGGTGCCGCTGGGCACGCTGGGCCATCAGATCCGCGACGCGCAAAAGCGGTTTGGCCAGGACGTCCTGACGCGGGCCCTCGACGACGACGCCGGCGACTTCACGGTCGCGGCCGACCTGCCCGACAGCCTGCCGACGGCCGAGGAGCTGCTGGCCAGTCGTCGCGTGGCCTACGCGCGCAAGCATCAGGCGGCCGAGGCGCGCAAGCTGATTCCGATCCGCGTGCAGCTGGACGGTCCGATCGGCATCCTGCACGGCGGCGACCCGCATCTGGACGACGACGGCACCGACATCGCGCTGATCGAGCGGCACGTGGCGCTGGTGCAGGCCACGCCCGGTCTGCTGGGCGCGAATGTCGGCGACTTCTCGAACAACTGGATCGGTCGGCTGGCGCACCTCTACGGCGAACAGAGCACGTCGGCCCGCGAGGCGCTGGTGCTGGTGGAGTGGTTCATTCGCAGCATGCGCTGGCTGTATCTGATCGGCGGCAATCACGACGCTTGGAGTGGCGCCGGCGACCCGGTGGCGTGGTTCGCCCAGCAGTCGAATAGCCTGTATCAGCAGCACGGCGCGCGCATGGAGCTGACGTTCCCCAGCGGGCGCACGATCCGCATCAACGCCAGACACGACTTCAAAGGTCATTCGATGTGGAACACCGCGCACGGGCCGACGAAGGCGGCGACGATGGGGTGGCGCGATCACATTCTGGCCTGCGGGCATACGCACGTCAGCGGCTATCAGGTCGTGAAGGACCCGGCCAGCGGCCTGATCTCGCATGCCCTGCGCGTCAGCAGCTACAAAAAGCACGACCGGTACGCGGAGAAGCTGGGGCTCGCCAATCAGGACATCTTCTGCGCGCCGGTGACGGTGATCGATCCGCGGTTCGCCGACGACGACCCGCGGCTGATCGTCACGCTCTTCGACCCGGAATCGGCAGCCGACTACCTGACGTGGCTGCGGGGGAAAGCCGCGCGTGGCAGTCGCAAGCGCTGAGGCGCGGGCGCGGCTGGCCCTGCTGGCCGAGGAGCTGAAGCGCGGGCGTATCGTCGAGGCGCGGCTGGTGGAACCCGGCTATCATGTGCATGGGCTCTGTGACCGCGAGACGGACGCGATCATCATCGACCCGGCCCCGGCCACGGTGTCGACCCTGCTGCATGAGCTGCTGCACCGGCGATTTCCGCGCTGGGGCGAGCGGCGGGTGGCGGCCGAGGAGCGGCGGCTGATGCGGTATCTCAGTGACGACGAGATCCGCTGGTGGTACGGGCAGTATCTGCGACGACGGAGACGACAGCGCCGGCCGGTGGCCGTGCGACACAGCGAGGAGGGATAGATGGCAGGTGATCCGAGATTTCTGGAAGGGCTCGACGAGCTGCGCGCGCTGCACCTGAGCAAGGGGCACGACTACGCCGACGCGGGCGATCCGCTGCGGAATTACCAGGTGTCAGCCGACGACAACGGCGTGCCGGCGTGGCGCGCGGCCCAGCTGCGGCTCAGCGAGAAGTATCACCGGCTCATGAACCTGACGCGCGGCAGCGAGCGCGTGCCGAATCACGAGAGCCTCGACGACACGCTGCTCGATCTGGCGGCGATGGCCCTGATCGTGCGGTCGCTGCGCGCGCGGGCGGCCGTGACCGTGACAGCCGACGCCATCGACGAGCCGGCGCACCGCTGGCAGCACGCCGATCCGGGCGACGAGGCCGGCGCATGAGGCGGCTGGCCTATATCGCCGGGCCGATGACCGGCTTGCCGAATCACAACTATGGGGCGTTTTTCGCGGCTCAGGAGGCCCTCGAGCGGCGGGGCCGGTCTGTGATCAACCCGGCCGCGCTGAACCCGCCACACCGGCCGTGGTGGGCCTGCATGCTGGTCTGTCTGTGGCATCTGCGACTGGCCGACGAAGTGCGGCTGCTCCCAGGCTGGGAGCGGTCGCGCGGGGCGCGGCTGGAGGTGGCGGCGGCCGTGGCCCTCGGCCTGCGGATTTACCCGGCGCTGGGCTCGGGGCCCTGCGTCTGCGTGGAGGACTGATCGTGCATCTAGAAGCCCTGCAGTTTATCGCGTCCCAGCTGGACCCGCTGCCGAACGGTCTGCACGTGTTCGAGATCGGCAGTCGCAACGTCAACGGCAGCGCGCGGCAGGCGGCCCGCGCCGGTCAGGTGGCGCAATGGTGGGGCTGCGACCTGAGCCCCGGCCCCGGTGTCGACTATGTCGGCCCCGGCGAGGATGCGGCCCCGCCCTGGCCGGCTGATGTGGTGGTCTGCTGCGAGGTGCTGGAGCATACGCCTTTGACGGGGCCGATCCTAGCCAATGCCGCGCAGCGCCTGCGACCGGGCGGGCTGGTGCTGGTGACGTGCGCGACGGAGCCGCGGCGGCCGCACTCGGCCGTCGACGGCGGGCCGCTGCGGCACGGCGAGTTCTACGCGAATGTGCCGCCCGACGTCCTGCGCGCAGCCATGGCCGCGGCCGGGCTGGAGGTGGTCGACGCGCTGGCCTATCTGGACCGGGGCGATCTCTACATGGCCGGGCGCAAATGTTAAGGATGTAAAATCTTTCGGGCCTGAGAAAAAAAGGCTTGACAGGATTTATAGCGGTGCTATTCTCCACCTGTCGGACGCACTACCGCGGACGACACGCCGGCCCACCACAGGGCAGAGAGCAGGATGAGATGACGAACCCAACCTACGCAAACCACCTCGGATTCAGTGATGTGACTCCGTTCGAAATCGTGCGGGTCGTGTCGGCTAAGACCATCGAAGTTCGCATGATGAAGGCTGAGCGTGGAGAGTGGACGCCAGACTGCCGCGTCGGCGGCTTTATGGGCCGTGTGATGAATCAGCGCGACCAGCAGTGGACGATCACCGCTGACGAGACCGCCCCGGTCGAACGTATCCGTCGCAACACGCGCGGCGAGTGGCGCAACGCGCGCGGTCGGTTTGAGCTGGCTGCGCAGCCCGTTCGGTTCTACGACTTCAACTTCTAGGCAGATTGGGGGGCTTCGGCCCCCCGCTTTTCTCAGCGCACAGGAGCGACATCATGACGACGACGACACGAGACGGACGCCCGGTGACCGACACGACGATGTATCACGTGACGGAGCGCGGCCTCGAGCAGATCAGGCAGTGGCTGCTGGACGAGTGGTGCTTCGAGGCAGAGGACGCCGGCGATCTTGACGACGCGGTCTATGCCTACGCGCGACTCGCGGAGGACGCGCAGGACGGCGAGATCGAGCTGCGCGCGTGGCAGACGGCGAGCGGGCGCATGGCCTACCTGACGCCCGAGCGCCAAGCAGTCACGCGCGAATACATTTACCGAACCGACGGAGAGCTCGGCACGATCGACGCCATCGACTTCGCCCACGCCTGCGCCCAGCTCGACGCAATGTTTACGCCGGCCGTGATCGCGGACGGCGGCTGGGGCTGGGTAGACGACTGCGACCACGAGCAGCCGCGCTACGAGATCGGGAGCTGGCGCTAATGCCGACCCTTGTGCTGCGTGGCCTCGACCCGGCGCTGGTGGCGGCAGTCAAGCGTGAGGCCGCGCGGCAGAATCTGACGGTGCGAGAGATGACGATTCGACTGTTGTGGGCCGGTCTGCAGCCGGCAGAAGGGGACTGGCGATGATGCTGGGCGATGTCGTGGTGGCCGTGGTGGTGACGCTGTCGGCGCTGGCCGTGGCGCTGCTGGGCTGGAAGGTGGCGCTGCCGGCGGCGATTGCCTGGCAGCGTGAGCGGCAGGCCGAGCAGCGCCTGCAGCGGGATATTGCAGTCTGGCTACAGGATGCGAAGGATCGATCGTCACGTCGCATCTACACCGAGTTACAGTCGCAGGTGCGCGAGCGCCGGCAGCGGGGGCCGCAGTGACCGGCGCGGTCGCCTGCGGGCTGGCGATCGGCGGGCTGCTGATG